CATCAACCGGCGCTGGATTGATGCGTGTGATATGGGGCAAGGTATATCGGACAAATTGCTTGTCACGATTGCCTCGGACTTTGCGCCCGTCACCGACCAAAGCCAGGCAGCGACGAACGTAAGCTGCGCTCAGCGGGTCGTGGTTAACTATCGGATCAAGCCCAATGCATACGGAACGAATGTGTTTTGGTACGCTAGAAATTTTTGTAGGATCGCGCACCACAAACAACTTGGGTATGAGTTTGCCAGGTTTCATGCCAAATGCATAGCCACTCTCCGTGGCTGCTGGCCAGAACCGACCGCTACAAAACTCACCCCGATGTATTTCATTCGTGCTATGCAGAGTTAATTCAAAGCCAGCATTGCGCGAACGCTTAACTAGCTTCCTTTCAACCTCATCCGCATCAGCCTCATCACAAATGAAATAAGTATCATCACCACACGCAACAGAATAGCAACGCAGGCCCATACAAGCGTGTTCGCAAATGTATATGGTGCCACAAGTGTTGCCGTGCGTGGTGCCGTCCCAACCTGAACGCATGCCATTCTTAAGAAAATAAATGACACCGTGGGGTGTGTAACCTTTGTTATCACGGCTATCTTTGATGATCTGTTCAACGACATGCTCAGGGAAGCTACTGGCGCGACATGCCGCCACGTAAGCCTTAACAAGTTTCCTTTGGCGAGACTTATCCTGTCGGACATAGTCACCACAGATGATGCGGACGCGACGTCCGCCCATCATAATGAAGCAAACTCGGAACCATTCGTCGAGGTCCTCCGCACGCATACTAGGTCCATACGTACACTTCCCTAAGTATTCCGTATAGTCTCGGTCGGATGCGGTGTATCGACTCCAGGCCCAGATGTACGGTCCAACAACATTCTTGGAACCGGGCATACTGGCCTGGATGAGCCGTGGACTATGCGGCTTGATTTGGTCGGGCGTGTCAGGGCTGCTAACCAGACGCCTATGGTAGCCGCACTCAATCTTGATGTGGGCTTTGATCTTTGCAGCATCGCGTACGTCCACAGCCCCGAAACCAGCATCCGCCTCGCGAATCAGGCGTTGTTTTTTATTAGGGTATCGGGATAGCCAAAGTGGCCAATCTACTTCAATGGGATGCGCAAAGCGTGCCACAAAGTCGGCCTTCTCGCGACCCCAATAACCAGTTTCGATATTGGTGGGATCACTTAAGACACGGCCTTTGAGGGCAGCTAGCTCATTGTGGACGCAGGCTTCATCAACTGTAATGTCAACCGGACAGCTGATGGCAATGTTGACCAATGGTGGCAAATTAATGCACTCCTCAGGGACGTCGGGGATAAAATCAATGTGCCCATTCCTTGTGCGCTCACCTGGGGTTTGATCCTCACCGGCGCAGTACCGAAAACCAGCACTTATACAGGTACCAGCAGCAAGTTTTTGGGCAATTTCTTCCATTTCCTCTTCGGTCCGTTCACCCATATGGTCAACGCCAAGGTCATCGCACAAGTCACGATACTCCCGGAATTTCTCAACGGGGTCGGTGTGTGCGGGGCGACGGAAGGAAGTGCGTCCAGTTGCAATGGCGACTTTGATACGCTCAAGGCGGGTCAAATGGGCGTTGCCAGGCGCAGAATACTCGCGCTTGGCATCCTTACATGCCTCTGCCGCTTCATGAAACTTGGATGCGACATTCTCGCCAAACCAGGTCTTGACTTTATTGTACACCTTAAGGAACCAGTTCCTGCCTACCCGGCAAGGAACCTGTATCCACTTAGGGGTGAACTCCTCAAAAGCCAACTTGCTCATGTAGACAAACCCGCTAATGGACTCACTAAAAGTGGTGCCACCGGTGAAAGTCTTCCAAGCACTGAACATCAACAGCGCCGAAGCGACTGCCCACAACTTCTTAGCGCCCTTAGAGATAAGGAAGGTGTACAACTTGCCTAACACTTCTACGAAGCGATTACGGGCACTAGTGGGGTCAACCTTCTGTTGGGCGTTGAACTTGTGGAGCCTTTTCATAAGGCGGCGTACATAGCCGCCCAAGCCCGTTTTGGGCAATCTCTTGTGAAAAGGGGTGTTCAGGGGATTGTTTATGACTGAGCGCTTCTTAGCGGAAGAGGGATACTCTTTACGCAAAGTGGCAGCCGTGAGATACACGTGTTCTAGGGCCAAGAACACGGCTTCAGACAACAAAGCTGCTTTCTCGTTATCTGGAAGGTTTAAGTTGCGTGAATTGTTACGCGCATAGTCATAGGCCAGCTTATAAAGATCAGTATCTTCAGCTCGGCCCTGACAATGGGTAGATATCCGGCCCACAAAATCCTTCGGGATACAGACTGACATGCGAGTAGTACAATTGCCCCCAACAGAGTAA